TCTCAAAGAAAGTAATCCCCCATATCCCAAATCATCAACAGGCCATGGAAGCACTAGGTGACTTGGTGTGGGAGGAACTTTATGAAGGGTCTTATTCAAATGTCAACAAGTTCCAGTTCAACAACTTCTTTGACGTTGACGAAATGCCTGGAGATGGTACATGTTTCTTTAGTTCTGTTTCTAAGTATATATTCAACACAACAGAGCTGTGGCAAACAGTCAAAAGCACCTGTGCCAACTATGCTAGAGCACACTGGAAAGAAGTGATGGAGATGGATAGACAGTATGCTGAAGCAGATGCATACATATCTGACCTTATGAGAGACCAGTACTGGGGTGGCTCTATTGAAGCTGAAATCTTGAGCAAAGCACTCAATATGACAATCTATATATGGGTGTCAGGAGACGGTGTGTGGGTGAGTAATGCAAGAAGGTGGGGTGGTGAACCCATTCAGACATCACTTAACCTAATACATGTTCATGGCGGACACTTCAATCTGCTGTTACCAAAATATCTACAACCCGTTCAAGTGAGAGAACAGATGTCATATGAAGAGAAGGTGAATGTAACAGTGTCTGCCATACTAGATAATGAGGGCAGTGCTGAGACATTGGCACAGGAATTGACTGAAAATAAGAGTTCATTCCAGGATGAACTGAATGAAGAGCTAAAAGCAATGGCAGAGCTAAAGTTCTCACTGTTTGAAAAAAAACATGACATTCAGCTGGAGAAGGAGAGAGCAAAACCAGAAAAGACCACTAAATCAGAACTAGATTGGAGAAGGAAGGTTCAAGATAAGAAGAACATACCTGTCAGAGTGGGCAAGGTGCTCAACAACCTTTTCAATGCACCTATAGAAGCAGTCTTTGATGATGGAAACCTACTGCTCTATCCTAGAATACAAGGGAAACTGCGGCCAAAGGCATTCAGTATTAGTGCATTAGGGCATAGAATACTGGATGGAGACAAATCCTTTCTAAATGCCTGCACCCGGCTTCTGGTGGTCGTAACCAGTGAACTAATGTCCTTCTTAGATGCGAGTTATCTTTTACGACTTGTGGCGCCTGGTAGTGGTTTGAGTCAAATTCCTGGAGTTGTGCACCCAGGCATAAAGGTTGACATGTGCTTGTGCGTGATAAGCATTCTTATATCCTCATTTCTCTATAAGGCTAAGCCTAAACTGAAGAGAAACTTTATAAACTCTGCCAACACCGGAAGTAGCGTGGACAAGCAGCTACTGTTGAAAGGCTTGTTGAAACTGAACAACCGCACTCTGTACAATACCCCTTACAAGCTGGTCCAAGAAGTTTCAGTTCCTTTATTTAAAGAGAGCATGGACACAATAGCCGAGGCACTTAGGTTGATGAATGCACAGAGCAAAGTTGCTTTCTTCTGTCTAGACCTAAATGGCATGCGCAGAGAAACCTATTTTAATCTACTGGAAGAACTTAAGACTCAAGACCTTGAAGACAAAGGGTTTGTGTCTGAAGAGCTAAAAGAACTACACAGCTGTGTGCTTCTTGTTGTTAAGCTAAGTAAGATTGCTGACAAAAGGAATGTTCCAGATGATGTTCTAGAAGATGTGAGGCAGTATTTAGGTTCTGATGGGAAAATATTCAGGAAAAACACTACAAAGAAAAGAAACAGCAGTGAATTGGCACAGGAATGCATAACAGTCTTTTTCAGAAGAAGAATGATTTTCAAATTTGTCTCTTTAAGGGGAAAAGCCTATTCCGGTGCCTCAGTAGGGAACTTGATAGCATACTGTCACAACTTGTACTTGTCAAGAGAGAGTCTAAACTTCACTGAAGAGGACACTGAACAGCTTTCCATCGAGATAAGGAAACTCAATGAGCTCCTATCTACCGAGCCTAAAAAGCCTATTGCTCTCATATGTGCTGAGCTGTACAAACCATTTCAAGAATTGTTTGCAGCATTGCCCAAAGACTGCTCAGAAGAGTGCCAGACTCTGTTTGAAGACGTCAGAAATTCTGAAAGCCATGCGTCTGCATGGAGCTCAGCACTGAGGATTAAAGGAGTTGCCTATGAAGGATTCTTCTCTATGTCAAATGGTTGGAGGTATATCCCTGAAGACCTGAAACCAACTCTCGGTATGGCTATTCAAACTGTCTTCCCAGAAAAGTTTGAGAAATTCCTGGAAAGAACTCACTTGCATCCTGAATACAGAGACTTCACACCGGACTATTTGATGTGCAGGTCGAAGGTGTTTAAGTCTGATAAAGTGACAAAAAAGGTGGACAGCCAAGGTGACCCTTTAGTGAAAAAGCCAAACCATGCTGAGGCTGATGATGATATACAATACGCTAAGCTTTCATCCCATCGCAAGAGGTTCCCTATGCCAGAAATTGCTGTCCAAGAAGTAAGTTCAGTATCAGCAATAATGGATAGGTTCAAACTTAAGTCTTCAGAGAAAGGTAGGCCAATAAGGCAGGAGGAGAGCAAACCATCAGCATCAACAGAAAAGGGAGACATTGAGATCGATGAGCTACTTATCGTGGAAGTAGGCTACCAGACTGACATAGAAGGCAAGGTGGTGTCAGATATGGAAAAGTGGAGAGGAGTCATTAATTTGATGACACACCTCGGCATCAAAGTGAATATTATCACCTGTGCAGACAACAGTCAAACTCCAAGATCAGATTGGTGGATAGAAGAGAAGTATGTCAAACTACTTTTAAACTCTATAAGCTATCTATTTAAGGAACTCCTAAGCAACTCACCATCTGAAATCACAGATATTGCTGTAGGAAACATCAGCACTCAAAAATTCAGGAGTGTGCTGAAATCTGGTTCCATTGTGAAAACACCAGTAACTCTGAAAGAAGTTTATGATGCTTGGAAGGTGGCAAAGCCACATATTATGTGTAGACCTACTGGAACAAACTTGCCTGAGCACATTGCTGAGGCAATTGAGGTGTCACTTGTAGAAGGTGCTATCATGAACAGACAGTCAGCAGAGGATGTTCTCTCAAGGATAGAGAAAGAAAGCGGGAATATAATAAAAGAGTTTGAGAGGACTAAAAATAGGCACGAATTGAACAAAAACGAAGTAACAGCTCAGAAAATATTGTTTGGCTGGTTGATGTCTGACCTAAATAATGCCTGCTGTCACGAATGTATGGTTGACATCAAGGACAACTTAAATAAAATTGAGAGTCATGCAGAAAAGCTGAGTTACATGTGCCTGATGCTAAAACCCAATGAGAAAGGATGCTGTAGACCATCCAAGAAATCTCTTTATGAAGTTAGCTCCTTTGAAAGAAGGATGCCACCTCTAGACCACATCAACCACAAGGAACTCAATATAGGTGTGGAAGAACAGAAGGGAACAATGCTAGATGCCATTGTTAAACTAACTCTTCCTGGAAAGACTGAAAAGGAAAGGAAGCTCAAGAGATCTGTTGAACAGCTAATCAGGTCTATGATGAGACACTCTAAGGTCCAGGCCATAAAACTCCCTTCAGGACAGATGTTGGTCGATAGTTCTTTTACTACACAGGCCACGCTAGACAAGGAAGAAGGTAAGAGTTTTAAGAAAGGCGGAACTAAGACCTTATTAGAGGACAAAGAACACTTTGATAAGGTCCTTGCCCCAAGTAAGTTGATGCAGTACTCTGAACATGTCAAATCTGTCATCAAACACTCTATACAGAGGATGGACTGCTGCAAGGGCTCACTCTGTGAGATTAATCCACAGTGGGTTAAGAATGTTCATTATGACTTAGGGTCAGATGTGTCGGATGACAATATCTTAGCCAAGATACAAGAATCATATGAGAAGAAAGCAAATTTCGAAGTGAAAAATGATAAGTACCGATGCATAGAATGGCCTGCCATTGAGGAGTACTTACACAACAAACTTAATAGTCATAGGTTGTCAGACAACAAAGTTTTTAAGCTGGACTGTATTCTATTCAAAGAAGTGTACACAGAGCTGTCTGTCAGATTAAGAGAAACACCTTATAATTCTTGTCCTAGTTTAATTGCATCCCTACTGAAGCTTCTCCTAGAATTTCAGTGGTACCAGCATCATGTACTCTACTCAAAAATCTGTGAATCATTCCTACAAAGTTGTAGTGAATTCCATAGAGCAGGAATAAAGGTGCTTAGGGTTAGGCACACCGATGTGAATCTAGTGGTGGCTTTACCTTCCAATAAAAAACAAAACATGAGGTGTGTTGTTTACAGTAAGGACTTTCAGTTGTTGCAAGGTCCTTTTATGCTGAACAGGAGGCAAGCTGTGCTCGGTGCTGCCTATCCCTACTTGATAACTATCTGTTTTCTCCAATGCTTACAGCATTATAGATGCCTGGATCAGGTCCAAAGTAGTAGCGAAGAAGTGCGAGCTAAAATTGTGAGAAAGGTTGAAATGTTGGGGGAGGTTTCCTTAGGATTGTTGAAGGATGTCTATCATGGTGCTTTCATGAGCGCTAGTTCAAATCTTTTAAGACTATGTAAAGAATCTGGCAATTTTCTGAATAGAAGCAGTCCTGATCATTTTATAAGCGTCTTCTCAGGCTTGACCTTAGTTTTTGACGTTCTACTTGGTGACAGTATTTTGAACAACTCTCAGCCATTCAATAAACAGATTCAGATGATGAGATTTGGAATGCTATCAGGTCTTAGCAGGATGTCGTGTCCAACCGAACTTGGAAAGAAATTCTCATCCAGTTGCAGGAAAGTAGAATTTCACGTCTCCAGACTATATATGCAGCTAGTTGTGTTTGCTTGCAATCACAAGGTGAAGTCAAATTTAGAGAACTGGGTGAAAGGGGATTTATGCCCTGAAATTAACATGCCATGCTTCTCTGTTTTTGGGACCATGATAAATAGTGACAGACAACTCATATTTGACATCTATCTTGTTCACATTTACAATAAAGAACTTGATGACTTTGATGAGGGGTGCATCAAGGTACTTGAAGAAACTGCAGAACGTCATATGAGTTGGGAAACAGAAGTTAAAGAAGCATCTAAGAAGATTGAGGCAGGTCAAGAAGCAAGATACTATAAACGGATGCTGCGGTTATTATTGGGGGTTCCCAACCTAAAAAGGATGGACATCACTTCAAGTGAAGGCACAGAAAGCCTCTCTGTCTCAGAAAGAGGTAGTACCGACTCAAGACTATCTAATGTCAGTTCAAAATCAGCTCGATCTTTCCGAAGTTTAAGGTACAGACCTACATCAATATACGGGATTAGGTCTTCACAAGATAAGCCTTTTAGTTTGAATGAGGTTTTAGAGGTCTCAAGGGACGACCAGCGAGACTATCAGCAAGCTGTGACAGACAGGGGTATGTACCACACCTACCAAGCTAACCCTGAATCTGTTTACAAGGATGTCGTAACGTGCATCAGGCACAATCCTAATCACACCTTTGCCTCTTATGAATTAGTTCAGGCATGCACTGAAATTGCTAGAGTGAGATTCCCCCCTGAGTCTATAGAGAGAGCAAGGAAGGATAGGAAAAATTGGATTAGTATATCTGAAGTGACTGAGACAACCAGTATAGTTGCAGAGCCGAGATCAGTCATCATGATCAAGGATGCTTACCAAATAATTTTAGGTGCTGAGAACAAAAAAATTGTTAAGCTCCTAAGAGGGAAATTCCAGAGGCTAGGCATGGAATGCAAGGCAGAAATGAAAGGCAAAACAAGGTGTCAGGAGCTTCTAACTACAATTGAAATTTTAACAGACAACCAACTGGACAGCATAGTGAAAGGGATAACCGACCCCTCTAAGTTAACCTTCTATAACTGGAGGGACTTGGTGAAGATGAAGATCAAGGATGTACTCCTAACTGATGATGGAAACTACATTTACTGCTGGCTAAAATCTCTGGCTCAAGCTGTCAAGGGTAGCCTTAGAACTGAGATAAAAGGCCTCAAATACAACACAATGGGTACAAAGTCCAACATCAATAAGACAAAAACGTTGGAAGATGCAGAGTTCACTGCAGTATCTAGCTTTATCAACTTCCTAAAAGCTTGTGCTGCTGGAGAGATCAACAGTGACTTAGACAATAAAGAGATCAGTTTAGACAGTTTGCTATCGTCATGGCTTAAGTTCTTTCGGAAAGTTAGAAATTCAAAGGAAGTTGAAGGGGAAGGTCTATCCTCTCTTGCTAAAATGGCTCAGGATATTAAGAAAATGGACCTGTCTTATAGAACTCTCTGCCAATTAAAGAAGGAACTTCCTGACTTAAGCTTTTCCAGGGAAGAGATAATCCTGAGACAACTAGAAAAGGACTTTATAAAACAACATGGTGACAACATTTTGAGACTATCAAATCTGATCTTTCTAATCTGCCTTTCCTGCCCATGGTGTGTGCAGTACAAAACTTTTGAATCCATAATGATGCGAAATGTTGCTGAAGCTCCAGGATTCAATCTACCAAAGAGCTCAACTTCACTTAGAGAGCTTCATCCCGACAGTATAATATTGATGATGATAAGAGAAGCTTGTTTAGACACAAGTGACGAGGAGGCAATACTGTGCACAAAGTACTGTATGTGTCTGTTTACTGTTAATGAAATGCCTTATACAAGTGCAATGAATAGCCATGGTGATTTCGTGTATAAGAGCCCTAATGAACAGCTCATTGGCAGAGTGAAAGGAATAATGGCAGCAACTGGACTAGACGATTCCAGGTCGGACTTCAAGTGGACGGTGTGCTTAATTGCCAACAGCAACTTTGAGGTTGCCAGAAAGATCACTGGTAGGAGCAATGGGGAAAGGCTACCGAGAAGTGTTAGAAGCAAGGTCATCTATGAAATTGTAAAGCTAGTGGATAGCACGGAAATGGCAATACTACAGCAATTGGCATTTTCGTACATCCTGGATCCAAATCATAGATTCTTTGCTGTCCTTGCTCCTAAAGCACAACTCGGTGGTCACAGAGACCTCTTAGTGCAGGAGACAGGTACTAAAGTGATACATGCAGCAACTGAAATGTTTAGTCGCACATTGCTTTCAACTACAAAAGATGATGGCCTCACCAACAACCATCTTAAGGAAACTATACTAAATTGCGGTCTTGAGGCGATAAACCAGTTCAAAATTATACATGGAAAAGAGCTCTCCAAGGGCTCAGGCCAGTACTATTTCTACAGGGTCTGCTGTATATCAGGAGATAATACAAAGTGGGGTCCCATTCATTGCTGCTCCATATTTAGTGGAATGATGCAGCAACTACTGAGAGATTATGATGACTGGACATCATTCTATAAACTAACTTTCCTAAAAAACTTGTTCAGGCAAATTGAGATACCTGCTGCATCCATCAAGAAAATTCTGAACTCTTTTAGATATAAGAACAAGGACATTAAAGTAGATCAGCTCACTGAAACTGAACTCAGGGATGAGATGGCAAACAGATTGCAGACGTGGAAAGGTAACGACATTATGACCTTCTTGGTTGAAAACTATGTTTCAAAGGGTAAGATGGCTTTAAATTCTTACAACCATATGGGACAGGGCATACACCATGCAACTTCCTCAGTGCTCACTTCTATAATGGCAGAAATAAATGAAAGATTAATAATAAACTTTTGTGGCCAAAGGCTACCTGATCTCCAGGTTACAGTGGCACATGCAGGAAGCTCTGATGACTATGCCAAATGCATAGTTCTCAGTGGTGTATTGACAGAAACACTAATGGAGAACTATGAAGAAGCCTTCTGGCCTACAATGTGTAACCTCAAGAACTACCTAGCTGGTTTTAATAGGGCGTGCCAGATGAAAGACTCTGCCAAAACACTTGTATCTGACTGTTTCTTTGAATTCTACAGTGAGTTTATGATGTCACAAAGGATAACCCCAGCTGTTATCAAATTCATTTTGACCGGACTCATCAATAGTTCAGTCACCTCCCCTCTCAGTTTAGTGCAGGCCTGTCAGGTATCTAGCCAGCAGGCACTGTTCAATAGTGTGCCGCTTATAACAAATATAGCCTTCACAATCTTCAGACAACAGATGTTCTTCAATCACACTGAATACTTCAGTAGAGTCTATGGACCCATAACCTTAGGAACTCTATCTCCCTTTGGAAGACTCTATGTTCCAAAGTTCAGTGGTTTGATCAGCTCATCTCTTGCAATTGAGGATGCAGAAGAGGTAGTGAAAAGCTGTCTAGAAATGAAACGACTCCTATTACATCTTCCAGATGGCACACGTGCTGAGTTGGATAGTGCTTCTGATGACAGCACTGACAAGGTTATAGAAGCCGATGTGTCTGTTGAGTCTGAGAGTGTTGACACTTCATCCCTAAGCAGTGCACCCACAGACAGTTCCGGGGCAAGCTTCCATTTTGGTATAATGAGGTCACTAACCAGTGCTGAAGAAGAGTACTCAAAAGTGATTAGTCAGCAGTTTACTGGAGGTGTGTTAGATAAGGTTGAGGAGGAGATGATGCTGACCTATCAAGATAACCAAGATTATCCTATTGCACCATGCATAAGTAAACTGCTAAAGTCTGGCATGGTAATCTCAAATGTGCACTTGAAAGACCTTTGCGACAAGCCGCTAAGGTTGATTAAGATAGTCACCGCAGTACTGAACTGTTTGATAGCAGGCCATTACAGGACATTCACAAGTGAAGGTACGGAGAAATCTGTCAAAGCACACCTGAATAGAGATGAAAACAGAATGATTGAGGATCCTATGATACAACTTCTACCTGAGAAGCTCAGAAGAGAGCTCAACAGGTTAGGCCTGGCCAGGATGGAGGCAGATGAACTTATAGCTAAACCAGACATCAAGGACACACTGAGTAACTTAATAGCCAACAAGCTAATCACAATGAACTGTGCAACAGAAGACTACAAGTCAGAGGTGCTCAGATTAAAACAGACTCTCACTTCAAGAAATGTGCTGCATGGACTGGCTGGTGGTATAAAAGAACTGTCCCTTCCCTTGTACACCATCTTTATGAAGTCTTACTTTTTCAAGGATTTGGTGTTCCTTGAGCATAAAGATAGATGGAATTCCAAGCACAGTACCAATTACCGAGATAGTACAGGGAAGGTGTTGGATGGCAAGGTGGTCGTTAAATACACTACTTGGCTAGACTGTTTCTTAAGCTCTGAATTAAGTCTAAATAGGTCTACTCCTATTGTTAGTGATAGTTTATTTGATCCTGGACTGAAAGGCATCGAAGTCATTCACAAAAGCAATGGAACTTTCGAATTGCAGGTGCTCCCTGAAGAGATTGAAGTTATAGAATCTGAAACTAGAAGCCTTGCAATTCAATTCACTGATGTCAATAGACAAAAGATAAAGGTTGCAGAAAGCCGTCCGGCTAAACATGAGCTGGATGCGCATAAAGCTGTTATAGTGAAGTCAAAGCTTTTTTCGGCGATAGATCAAGTAAAACTAGTGAATAATCCAGCGATAGTTGTTGGAAACTTGCTTGATGAGACTTCACTCTTCCAAACGAAGCCTAGAATTGACATGGGTAACCTTGGCAGAGATAGCTTCAAGCTTACTCAATTTTACAGCTCTCTTGTAAACTTAATCAGAGAAATAAATAATGAGTCGGAAACCTTAAGGAAAGAGAAAATAGTGCCGTCTGCTGAACTAGTCAACAGATATGCTAACAACCTAACTGTACTCTGCAGGATGGTACAACAGGCTAGAAGTAAGCTTACCAGCTTCTACATGATGAAAGGTTCCCATGTCAACAATGAACCCACAGTTGTAGAGCTGCTCAACTATGGAATAGTGGAGGGAAAGTTTTATGAAGTTCAGGACGAGATTGCTGACATGTCTTCATATAGTGTCAAGTACTGGAAGATATTGCAGTGTGTTTCTGCTATATCAGTAATGCCTCTGAAAGACAATGATAAAACTGCTCTGCTAACTAGCTTCCTTAATTGGAAGCCTTCCGTCAATGAGTGTGACAGTGACTGTCCCTTGAGTAGAAGGGAAAAAAGCGTTCTACAAGAATTCAATGGCAGAGTGCTTGTAGATATACTATCATCTGAGCTGCCATCAATAAAAAATGAGGTCCAAAGGAAGTCTATAGAAGACCTTGTGGATTTTGTAAATTCACCTATGGAATTGCTTCGTAAGAAACCCTGTTTGGGAACCACTGCAAGTTTCAATTGTTGGGACAACGGAGGAAAGAGAGGAAGGTTCACCTACTCCAGTAGTACAGGAGATTCCTCAGGTGTATTTATCGGACCTTATCTTTACATCGTCTTATCTAACAATTCTCCTGCTCTCTTACTGCAGGTCGAGAAGAAGGTGCTAGAGTGGCTAAACAAACGCCGCACTGATGTCATGACCAGAGAGCAGCATGAGTACTTTTTAGAGTTGCTCCCTGACTATAGAATATTTCCGAAGAAGGTGGGTGATGGGAAAATATTCTCCTTGAAGCCTAGCAGGGAAGATCCGAAACTAATGTGTTTCCTTTCCCCAAAAAATGGAGATAAGGTTGTCAAAGTCAAGAAAAACATCTTATCAGTTAAAAGGAAAGCTGCCGATGAACCATTAGGAGAGCCTAGGGCAGTCTGGTCAAACAACAACATCACAATTCTCTATGATGAGCAGGTTGAAAAAACAGATTATCATCAGGACTTGGTAGCTATAAAGAACCTGCTAGATGATGTCCTAGGGTCTGATAGATCTAAGGTCCCTTCATCTGTTTATGAAGATACAAGGATTATCTTATCAAGAATAAGGTTCAGCGCAGACCTCTTCTTAAAGAGCCTTCTCTTGCTTCATCACTTCTTAGCACACACTCCATCTGCTGCTGTACTACAGGCACAGAGTAAGACCAACCTTCTAAAGTTCATAGAGTCTTCTGCTGTCAGCAATTGCCAAATAGGATCTTTGGGGAAGAAGATCCAGAAAAGTGTGTTGAGCATGATTGCAGAGGAAGTCACAGGCATTTCCTCCAAAGAAGAGTTAATCTGTGCTAAACTGACAGATGCACTAAGAAAGAAAAACTTCAGCCTGGAAGCATGGCCAGAGGTACAGTCTTACTTAGACGAGACTGGATTCAGCAATATACAGCTTGAGTTCCTACAAAGGGGCACAACGGATACATATGATTGGAAGTTTAAGGTCATTCAGGAAGTATCACTCTCACAAAGGAGTCAAGGAGTTCGTGGCATAATTAGTAGTATAAGCTCAGAAGCAATACCAAGGTTTCTAGCACCTGTGATCATCGACGGTATTCTTACACACAACATTGTCCAGATGTTTATAAATTGCAGAAATGTAATCAGCCGTACAGGCATCTCTGACACAGAATTGGATGGTCTGGTATGCTCTATAGTATTTTGTTCACAGTCTCTTCCTATTGTAAGAGAAGGACATAGATTCAGCTTCAATAATTTGCTGCATCTCGCAACCAAAAAGACATTTGCTACGGCTGATGGTTCGATATCCTGCACATTTCAGAATAATGGAGACGAAGTCCAGCTGGCTGTTAAAGTGAGAACTGTCAAACCTGATGAGTTGACAGAGAGCAAGAAAAGGAGGATTGAATTAACTAAGATGCGTATCTTGACAGCTTACAACAGCTTTCTGCCACCGGTCACATCGGTCAGTGAAATATTGAGCCACGTGGAAGGTGCATACGAAGATCCAGTCAAGAATACTGGCGAATATTTTAATCTTGACTTAGGGAGAAAAACTTCTGAAGGCTGTAGGACCAGAGACCTGTGGGAGTTGATCTGTCCAGGAACTAGCTGGAGGAGAAATGATTTTGAATCATTGATGCAGATAATATCTCTGCTATCTGCTACAAAGAAAGCTGAAGTTTGTGAAGAAGTGTCAGTTGAGGATCCTAGGATGTTTTCAGCAGAACAAGTTACCTATCTAGATCTCTTCGAGGATTCACCGTCAGCAGAGCAGGGCGACTCCAAAGTTATGGAGGAGCCTGTAGGTGCTAGTTTCACTTTTAACTGGGATGATTAGTCAGACAGTAACTGAAGGGGGTGATGGCAATGCAGCACAATGAATAGCAGCAGTAATGATTCGGGTATGGGGGAACAATATCTTTGAGA